TGGCGTCCACATAATTATCTCCATATACCGGTTTGCCTTCTTGGATAAACCCATACTTCCCATGCACATACACATCAATCCACTCTTGTGGCTTACCCGCCATCATGTTGTTATAATAACTAGGCGGCAAATTCTCCACATTCTCTGCGCTTTCACTAAGCCCAGACGGTTGATCGAAAAACACCCAGCCGTCCGGGTGCTTAATCTCAGCCATATCGTACCACCAGCTAGAATCATCGGGCGGGTTAGTATCCGCTATAACGCCAAACCGTGTCGGCCATTGCCCCTCAAACCCGTCGGGCTTCTCACGGTGCGACGGATACCGACCCACCCGACCTGTAGCGGCATCTAAAATCTCTTTTAAAATATACCGAGCTTCATTAAACCAAATCATTGTAGCCTCTAACGACAATAATTTTTTAACGTCTTCGGGGCGGTCTAGTGCCAAAAAGATAACTTCCGATTCAATATCGTCAATCTTAATATGATGCGAGATCGGCGGCTTTCGGTTTACTTTCCCAAACACTTCCTCCGGGAACCAATCCAGCCAAGTCTTTAACGTCGTCGTCTCAAGCTCCGGTGCGGTATTTCTCACCACGATATGCCGAGTCCGACGAATCCCATCTCTTGACTTCGCTTGGCTCTTCATCACGACAAACAACTCAAAACACATCCCCACAGACTTCCCAGAGCCAATCGGCCCTTTCACCCCTCGGAAAAAAGCGTCCGAGTTATGAAACTTCGAAAGCGTTGGAGAAGCCTTATAATTTAATTCAAACTTCATTTCTACCCAGCGTAAAACTCATTTGGGTAAGACCACTCCTCCCATTTCTCTTTTATTGTTTCTGGCGGAAAATCTTTAGGGCTTCTTAGGAGCGTATCCCTTACGTAAAACTCTTTGAATTTAGCAAACGGGGATATTGTGCCATTGGCCTCCCTTGGGTAAATGCGATACACTGTAGCGTCCCCCACCGCACGTACGACTAAAAAGTCATCACTAGCCGATACCACTTTGTCCCGCAAATGGTCGGGTATTCGACTGTCGAATAACCACTTCTCCCGCGCAACCAGTTCAAGTATATTTTTGTCCTTCAGCCACCACTGAAATAATTTACTCTTTATTCGCATCTTCTGTTTTTTTAGCCCGTGTGCGCTTGGGCGCGGCAACCTTCGCCTGATACGCTTCCTTATCGTGCGGGTTCAAATTCTTCCACGCCATAATATTCGCCACCGGATTCGGCTCGCCACAAACATCACACTCCCTCAAAACCAAATGCGGATTAACAAAACCCTCATCCAACACGCCGCCATTCGCTTTCGCACAACCAATACAAATAACCTGAATCTTAGACATCTATAATCTCTCCTTGCTCTTTACCAACCGAACCTAAATCAATATTAATATTTATCTGCGTTTTACCTCCCGCATCTTCCACACCACCGTGGCCAGTAAACTTCATCTTATTACTCACCATACTCGCCAACGCTCCCGACACCCTCGAATCCCCCTCCTCAAACCGCTCCTTCAACGACTGCAATACCTCCTCAAACTGCCCCGCCGCAATCTTAGCATCCAACATCACAGCCTTCACATACGTCTTATGAATACTAACCACAACCTCCTCAATATGCGGTTTCTTCATCCACGTCGCCGCCACTCGCTTATCAACCCCAGCCGCTTTCGCCGCCTTGTCCGGGTCCAACGTCTTCTTATACTCCTCTAAAAAAGCAACCTGAGCCATCGTATACGCATAATGCTCCGGTATTTGTACCGGCATACTCTTATCCGCAACCAATTCCACCGGTGGATTGTCCTTATCCGCCTCCTTAAATTTCTTTTTTACACGAGCCATAACGTCCTTATCTATCTTTTTACTACTCTCTTTCATGCTTTAGCTATGGCAGCAGTAAGTGTTGTAGTTCCAAATCTTGTGAGAGTGAGAAGAGTGTCAGAGAAAAAAATGAAAAAAGTTTTTGTTCTCACCACTACCATAACCAAACCCACTGTACCATACACTTTAAACTCCGTCAAGCCTCTAGCTTCGTTAAACTCTTACTGATGCGTTTTAAACTTTACCCTTTTTCGTAAAGCTCAAAAAATTCAGAGGCGGTTTAGATAACGCTATGGCGACAAGTCATTTGGCGGGTACCCCCTCGAATATATGACCCCCCCGGGGGTGTTTGCCACATCGTACGATATTCGTTTTCGTTGTAAACTAAAGCAATTATTAACCTATGTCGCATAATATTTATTATGTAAAGTTTTGCAAAAAAGCCTGTAATGACAAGTAATGCCAGTAATTCCAGTGTCCCATGCACTCTCTATGACCAACAGCTTCCGAAGCGCAAGGGGTAGACGTCTTCCAGCCACTTTAAACCACCTAAACAGCTATCAGAGCGATAATTCTGTATCATTTTGAGCATTTAACACGTTGGCATAACAAAACATACGCTAATAGTATATAATGTTGATTATATGGCTGAATATCGCTATCTCATCCGCATCAGCTACAAGAACCGCGACAGCTTCCAGACTTGGAAGCCAGCGAGGACAGCAGCCCAAGCAATGATTAAGGCCTTGGAAGCCTACAAACATCGTATCAGCCATATCACTAGCTGTTGCGTCATCGGCCAACCGATACCAGTGTGTAAGCGCCGTAGAAAACAACAACAAGCCGAACAGCTTCCAGATCGGGCAGATCGGTACAAAGCTAAAGAGCGTCCGAAGCCGCCAAGTGTATTCGACATTTAGCCAAAAATTCTCCCCCCCTATACAAATACCTACTACAATATATATTTACCTATATTATATATATATATATTCTACTAACTAAATACGTTATGGTGATTTTTTGAAAATTTATTTTTATTTTTATTTTAGTGTATTTTACAACGATTATTGAAAAAAAACAAAAATTTATAAAAAACAGTGTATTACAGGTTTATGTGTAAATGAATATATACAAAATAAAATGATGTATTTTAGCCTATTTTTGTAATACAACCTTAAGCGTAAATTTGTAATACCGTATTACAAGATTACACGTAGTTTTGTAATACGTATATCAGCCGCTAGGCGTGGTTTTGTAATACACAAAATAGGCTAAAATACATCATTTTATTTTTTGCGATTTTTGTATTACGACGCTAGGCGCGATTTCATACATCAAGATTTTTCGATTTGACGACACTGGTCACGGTTGATACTATTGGTTTTGTTGTAGTTTTATTGTAGTTTTATAGTTTAAAATGGAGTAAATGAGAATGGATAAATATAGTGAGTATTGCAAAAAGCTGAATGATGAGTGTGACTGGATGGCCAGAAACTTTTTAAACGTGACTCATACTGATATGTCTATAAAATGGATTGATCACGATTATTATTTTAAAGGCGATAAAAGACAAAGGGATATATATTATATAAAGATAACAAGAAAAATGACAAAAGGGGAACAGTCATATAGCTTCGAATTTGGACAATCGCTTGCCAGTAGTTCCATTTATCCACTTGAAAGAAAAAAACCTACAGAATATGACATATTGGCTTGCTTAACGGCAACTGATCCAGGCCGTCATGAGGAGTTTTGTTGGAATTACGGATATGATGAGGACTCTATTCATGGCCTTGAGCTTTATGAACGTGTCTATGATGAATTCAAAAACTTGAGTAGGCTGTATAGTAGTGAAGAGTTGGCAATGCTAGATGAGATCCGGTAAAAATGCTAAAAATATCTAAAATCAATGGCCGAGGAATTATTGGAAAAATTGGAGGCCCTGTAATGGATAATTGTGCGCGCCTTGCACGATACATTGATCAAGGCGATGATAATGCGTTTGGTGAGTTAGTAAGCGCGTTCACGGGTTGCAATGACGCTGAATGGTACGTTGACAATGTTGCGAACATAGCCTACATATTGTCCGAAACGCTTGAGTATGCTGGAGCGCGGTTGTGTATCAGGGGTTCTGGTAGGGAAATATGCATTGATACGTACAACAAAAGCGTTAGCCCGGGCAAGGGTAGTGACCTAGTGTCTTTCGATTATACGCTAGACGGGCTTGGTATCGATGATTATTGTCGTGAACGCTATGAGGAAACAAGATAATGATAGTAGACATTACCGCAAACGGGTATATCTCTATTTTTGAGTATGAGGATAGATCAGATCAATTATTCAAAAGATTATACATTGATTACACGTTAACGGAAGCAAAAAAGTTATTTAAACAAGAATTCAAACAATTTAAAAAGGAATCCAAACAATGCTAAAAATATCTAAAATCAACGGCCGTGTATGGCTTAAAGTGTTTAATGAGACTGGCTTATTGTATAGCGACGGCGATTTTCAGTCAATTGGTGAAGCTATGGTTGTCGCGGCTTATTATTTAAATTAATTAATTAAAATAGGAGAAAAAACAAAATGAACATACAGACACGCGCTTATAACTTAAAGAATTTAAATTCCAGATTTAAATTCACCAAGAAAGACGTTGGCCAGACGCTTGAAGACCTTTACAACGCTACCGAGGATCCGGACTTACGCGACAAGCTGGCCTTGCTTTATTCAACAATGACACCAAAGACGCCCGTGAAAAACAACCCGTTGGCTTGGGTTGCAATTGCTACGGATCCAAAATGCGATCGCAATATGTTTGACAAAATGCTTGTTACTAGGGGCTACGCTATCGGTTGCGACGGCTATCGAATACATGCCTATAAATTGCCGGCCAGCCAAGCGGCTGATCTTGAGGGCCAGTGTATCGACGCTAACGGCAACATTTTAGATATCAAAAACAATATACCGGTTGATCACATGTTAAAAATGCTTATTGAAGATGAGTACCCGCTAACGGATACGTTTGATCTATCAAAATGTACCGTAGTGGCTGGGGGGTTACTAACTAAAACTTCCGTTGAAGACAATCAATTTTTTGATCTGGAATTGTTCGGCCAGAAGTGCCGGTTTAACAAAAAAATGATTGAACAAGCCTTTAATGGCCGGCAAGCTGTCAAGGTATGCACAACAAATGAATTTAACGGCCAGCAAGCAGTAAGGTTTATGTTAAGCGATACCGAGACAGCCGTTGTTATGCCGGTACGCATTCGGTAAATAGGGAGTCAACAAAAATGATAAACGAAAAAAGCACAAAGGATGAAGTTTTAGAAGCGGTGAAGCATAAGGGGTATGCGTTGGAGCATGCGAGTGAGGAATTGAAGGGTGATCGTGATGTTGTCATAGAAGCAGTGAAACAGGCTGGTTGGGCGTTGCGGTATGCGAGTGAGGAATTGAAGGGTGATCGTGATATAGTCATGGCAGCGGTGAAACAGGCTGGGCGTGCGTTGTGGTATGCGAGTGATGAATTGAAGGGTGATCGAGATGTGGTGTTGGCAGCGGTGAAGCGTAACGGCCTTTGGTTGCAGTATGCCAGCGAGGAATTGAAGGGTGATCGAGATGTGGTGTTGGCAGCGGTGAATGAAAATCCATATGCTTTTAATTATGCTAGTGATGAATTACAGGCCGATCCTGAGATAGTTGCCGCGGCTTATTATTTAAATTAATTAAAAAGGATAAAACAAAATGATAAATGAAAATAGCACAAAAAGTGAAGTATTGGCAGTAGTAAAGCAAAAGGGGTATGTGTTGTGTTATGCAAGTGAGGAATTGCGGAATAATCGGGATGTAGTGCTGGAAGCAATAAAGCAGTATGGGTATGCGTTGTACTATGCGTCTGAGAAATTGCGGGCTGATCGTGAATTTGTACTGGAAGCAGTAAAGCAGAATGGCTTGGCGTTGTATTACGCTAGTGATGTATTGAAAGCTGATCGGGATGTTGTTATGGAAGCAATAAAACAGGACGGGCGGGCATTGTATTATGCTAGTGATGTATTGCGGGCTGATCGTGAGATAGTGCGGGAAGCAATTAAACAAGATGAGTATGCGTTGATGTATGCAAGTGATGAGTTAAGAAAGGAATTAAGCAAATGATAAAGAAAAAAAGCGCTACACAAAAAGCAATTGAAAATTCAAACGTATCCAAGGCCGCGCAAGCGGCCCTAGAGGATTTGTTTGCCGAGGCCTTTAGTCACTGCTGGGATTTTGAAACGGATATTCAGGGTACTGAGTTAACTATAAAAGACTTGGTGGATAAATTCGACGGCCATGAGTTTCATTGCCTCCAACACCTATACGCAATCTATTATGGCTTGCGCATTGGCGCGTCACTCACCCCAGCTGAACGGCGCAAACGGTATTTTGAAAATGAGATTTTAAAAACTGAAAAATTTAAAAACTATGAGTATTTAGCCGTTGAGTTTAACAAGGTACGAACAAGCAAGGGAATGGGCAAACCGTGTGACGTGTATTTTGTGGAATTGAGGCAACATGGCCGGTTTATCAATTCATGGGTGGTTAAGGATTACCCACAAGACCGAGACCCGTACCACAGATACGCAAAACCATGACGAATAAACAGATCACCATACGCATACCGAAACTCAAAAGCCCTGGAGCATCCAGGGCCAAAGTAGTACCCAATGCGTTAGAGATACACACAACTCGGGCAGCTTATTTATTTATTGGGCTTGATCTAGTAGCGGTACAGATACACAAGGGCCCGGCAGTGTTACCGTTCAAATGGTGTACAGGTGTACGGTCTGTTGACTTGGTGTGCGATTTTTTAGTACAGTACGGCCACAATGTTTCTGAGGGAAAGGCACAGATTGACAAGTCCATTGAATCTGGTACTATTTTAGTGAAAAATGCAAGGCCAGGTGGGCGTTTAACCGTTGAGATCAAGGGCGACATGGCAAAAAGTAATAACACGGAGGTAAAACAATGATTTCAGGAATCTTCACGAAAAAACAAGCGAAAATCGAATCGCAAACTCAAACGCAAACAATGCCAATGCTTGCGATTGAATGCCATCACTTAGACAGCATACACGGCCCGTACATAGTCAGTCCCTTGGATTTGGCTGTGCATGGTGTAGATATGGCCCCACCAAAGGTCTCTATTGAGGTTAAGCGGGTTAAAGCGACCAGAGACCAATCGACACAAACCGATTTCGATCAGGCCACAACACAGTCTATCGGTGTCCAAACGGATTTTACGAGTTTTACAAGACCAACACATTACAATTACCCGGACAGTCTTTTTGACCAGTTTTTAATTTTAGACGCAAGCGAAAGCTTGCCATCTAATGTAAGCGAGCAGCAGGCCAAAGAATTCAATCAAGAGATTCTTGGCCGGTATGGCTACTTATTTCCCCGAAAATTTATTGCGCGATATTTTTCCTATCATTTTCAAAAAGCAAGACTATAAGGAGACAAAACAATGAACAAACAACACATGGTTACATTTAGAACGGAAGAAACAATAGCACGACTATTTAAGGCGTATTGTAAGGACAAAGGCGTGACGGTCACATGGGCGTTGTCAACTTTCATGGCTATGGTAGTGGCCCAAGTTTATGAAGCTGACACAGAGATTGACACGATTCTGTCAAAAAAAATAGCAAGTGCGACTTGCTATCAGCAGGAATTCATGATAATTATTAGAGATTTAATGGGCGATATGATAATGAAATTGGAGCAAAACAATGGGAGCAAATAATATAAAGCCGGGAATTGGTAAATACACAAGCATGAGAGAGCAGTACAAACGGGAAGCGCAAGAGAAACCGAAGCCAAAGCCACGGTATAATCCGCCCAAATTCCCGTTTACGTATGATAAAAACGCAAGGGTGAGCTTTCTAGATTCCATTCCAGAAATTCAATACAAAGAAGTTGCTGCCCCACACCCGCTTGAAATTCCGTTACCGACAAAGTTGATAAGTGAGAGGCGGTTATTATGGCTTTTAGGCGTACCGGTTCATGATAAACAGTCTTAATGTCCCCACACCACCGGCTTCCCCTAAGGTGTCACCGCCACCAACGCCACGATCACAAGCGTCATCAAGCACAATATCGGTCGTGCCTCAGCGCATCCCAGATGTTCCGGTATATGTAAACAATCGGCTTGTTTACGTCCCCGAGCATTTAAGACGAGATGTTTGTAGGGCCATTAAAGAAATTAAAGTTGACTACATCAAAATCTTGCGTTTAAAAAAAGAATTAATCTTAAACCAAAATATTTTGATCGAACTGCTTAATCATGCCAAATATCGCTGGCATGCATGGCTTGACAGAACCCCATGCGAGATTAGCGCGTCCGAACGAATTGAAAGTCTGTTTATTAACAACGAAAATCTTTTGCCGGAAGAAAGCGACTGGGTTTGGCAAATCATACACGATTATAAAGGCATTGTTGAGAGAACGGTGTCGCAAAGCAATTCAAACCCTATCCCGCCGATATGGATGGTTTCTAGCGTGTCGAGTAGTGGTAGCCGGTGTTGTGATATAATGTAAATTATAATGTTTAATTCCCTATCGTCGTTTATGCGAGAACACAATGCGTATTGGCTGCGGTACCAATCAAATGCGACTGCGGACAACAACCCCGGACGCGTTGAAGCTAATAATGTTATGAACATAAGAGCTCAGGAAGAGCAGGAAAAACTATACACTAAAAAAAACAAGCCTGCAAAACCTTTATTATTTGACTATTATAAAACGCTTTACAAGAAAGACTAAGTCGTTTATAGTTAAATTACTTTATCAATATAAAATCAGGAGAACAGCCAATGACCCGATTAAAGCCGAGTGCGGCACTATTAAAAACTGCTAAAACTTTTTATGACAATGGACTTATAACCATGCCGCTGAAGGGCAAGGTACCCATGGTTAAAAATTGGACGCAGTTAGAGCTTCCAGAGGCCTTTGACGCCGACTATTACACAACGAGCTCAGCAGGTTGGGTGATTCGTGAGCCTTATATCGTTATAGACGTGGACGTGCGCCCAGAGATTAATGGAATGGTTGGCCTACAACGGTTAGCTGACGATCTTGGGTTTGATTTTTTAACAAACGCTGGCGTCATGGTGCGGACGCCTACTGGTGGCTTACATTTGTACTACAAAATCTTCCAGAGCGGCGTGAGCTACAAAAAAAACTTGGCAGCTTACGAAGGGTTGGACTTTCTAAGAGACGGCCACCAAGTATTGATACCCAACAGCGAAACAGACTCCGGCACGTACAGACTAGACGGACGTGCGCCAAATAAATTCTCAAATATTGTCGAGATACCGGAGGGGCTACACCTTTTATTAGAGCAAAAAGAGGCCGAGTCGTGTGGTGGCACTGGCTA